TTTTACATCTGAACTAAGTGTGTGCATCTCTTTTTGGAGAGCCTCTACTTGGGCTTCAAGTTTTCCAAAGTCTCTGGCATCAATGTCAGACATTTAAATCTACCTTTCTGGGTCTTCCCATACGCTTGATTGTGGGGATGACAGGCGCACGAAAGGCGGTATCTGTTCTAGTCTCTGATTCTACAGATTCTATGGTTACTTCTACATCGTCTACCCTCACATAACCCTGATGGCCTTTCATGGAATCAATGTCAACTTGATTGTGAAAGGAAACAAGATTGCCTGATTGCAGACACTTAAAAGTAGCCATAAAACCCCTTAAATGAGAAAGGGGGGACTAGCCCCCCTATCCTTAAACCATGCGAACGATAACGATACGCAAAGTTGAAGATGCCAAGTCCACTGTAGAACCTGACTCGTTTTGAATGCGGAACTTAACTGTGTTTGCGGCACTGACATAGCCAGTAACTGTCAAACCAACCAAATCTACACCCAAAGATGCACCAATAACCATGTCACCCAAGGCGACACCGGGAACTGTTACATCATCTGTTTCACCAGCACCATCGGCTAGAGAACCAGCGTCAAGTGTTGCTTTTACAGCCCAAGTATCGGAGAACAAACCCCGAAACTGGTCATTACCTCTGCGTGAGACTACTGCTGAAGCGGTTGCCATTTTAATTTCTCCTAATTTAGTTTAAAAAAGACCCCCTACCACTAGGGCAGGGGGGACAACTGCAATTAGGCTGGAACTGCCAAGGCAAACATGGATGAGGACTTAGCCGCACCCACAGAAGCGGCACTACGCAAGGCGGCAACGCCATACAAAGTGTCACTTGTGAACAGCGTAGCAAGGTACTCTTGCTTGTACTGTACTTGTGAACGCACACCAACTTGCTCAACCAAGACCATCGCATCTTTGTGACCCATCAAGCACACACGAGCCGCACCAGAACCAGAAGTGGTATCAGCGTTGCTAGAGGTGAAGACAGGGATGCCATACAGGTTGCCAATTTCACCAGTGCGAATAGCGTCACCAGTACCGACAAATGCTTGTTCGGTGTAGCGAGCCAAACCCATCAGGGTGTTGCGGCTTGATGGAGGAATCAAGAAGAAACGATTGTCCATAGGAGTATCGTTGTCATCCAAACGCTGAATAGTGCGACGGATAGCCGCATCAGTCAGTGCTGACTCATTGTTGTTTGCGGCTACATAGGCAGTCGTACCGTCACCACCAATGTAGGCGGCAGCGTATGCGGCTGTACCAGCACCACCATTGGCTGAACGACCCAACTGCACCAAGTCTGTATCGACTTGACGAGCCAAGGCATAGCCAGCATCAGAGGTGTAGAACTGACGCATAGAGTTCAGAGCCTGTGCTTCCACGATGTCTTCAATCAAGCGGCTATATTCATAGTGCTTGTTGATTGACACTTGGACTTCAGACTCAGTAGCGGCAATCAAAGTGACTGCTGTCTCAGCGGCTTTGGCAGAAGCAGAACCACGGGTAGGTGCAGGAATGTGAACAGTGTCACCTTTCTTGCCCTTGAAGTTCATCTTCATAACCAAGTTGGCTAAAACTAGGTTTTTCTTGTAAGCCGCAACAATTTCATCACTCCAAATTTCAGGAATGAATGTTGCGCCAGTGGTGGTAGTAACTGAGTTACTAGGGGAAAATGATGTTGCCATTTGTGTACTCCAAAAAATCAAAAGTTAGGGTTACTTGACACGCCCCTCTGCGTATGCCGCCATGATTTCTTCACTCAAGGCATCGTATCGGTTTGGGTCAGTCATCTTCAGCCGAATAAGGTCTGCCCTGCGATAGACTCGTTTCCCAGATTCACCAGTACCACCCACATCAACACTTGCCGCTTTAAGGTTTGACTTGCGTTGGGTTTCCCCTGCATCGCTAGTCTGTTTTGCCTTAACGCCCTTCAATTGCTTGTAGGTGCTCAACAATTCGTTTGCACTGTCATAGTCATATTCGCCATCAGCTTTTGCATACAGACCAATGCGAACAGGTGAAGATTTCACCCAATTCACAAAGTCTGCATCTTGAACAATCTGACCGAAATCAGGGTGTTCTTGCGCCAGCTTTTGCTGAATCTGCATCTTTTTGAACTCTTGACTCGCTTGACGAGCCGCAAGTACATCGGGATGGTTGTCAACAGTCTTACGAACAGCCGCCTGTGGATTTTCGAAAAAATCTACTTCAGGTTCTTCCTCTTTAATAGGTTGAGGTTTACCAGCAAGGTTTTGCTTGATGAGTTCATCAGCGAGCTTCCTAACTTCTCCAACTTCTTGAGCTTGCTTGCCAATCAGCTTTTCTGCCTCTTGGTGCATTTTGATAATGTCAGATAACTGTTTGCCCCGATATTTATCAGGAATGTCATCTGACGCTGGCTCAATTGTTGATTCAAGCTTTTTCTGCTCAACAATGTCTAACTCACTCTGCATCTCGTCTGGGTTATCAATCAACATATTTTTCCTTTTTCCTGCCACTTTTGGGTTCTAGGATACACAACGGCATAAATGCTTATGTTGTGGCTTTGCGCTCTGCCACCAACTTATCACGATGTTTCTTGTCAAATTTCATCCATGACGATGGAAAATGACCAGACCATCCCTCCAAGTTGACGCTTGGTGCGCTGATTGTGCGATTGGCTGAACCACCGCACTCACACTGAGTTTCCTGCGTCTCATAATCACAGTACCTCTCAATTCTGTGTCCACTTACGCAGACAAATTCATACATTCTTTTCATTCAATTCCTCGTAGGCTCGTTCGCTGACCTCTCTCAAGGTTTTCAGCCAAGTCAAGATGGAAAGTTCACCTTTTCTGAACATCAAGGTCTTTTCATCAGGAATTACGCTTATATTATTGAGTGACTCTATCATATTGTCAATATCAATAATTAAATCCTTCCAGCCTTGGCTACCCATCGTTTCAAACCGATTTTCGTAATACTTTTGTAACTCTGGGGTCATGGCGTTTGTTCGGGTGAAGTGGTTTGCTGTGCCGCCTGTGCCTCTGCCAAAGCCTGAGCCTCTGCAAGTGCCTGTGCCTCTGCCTCTGCAAGCTGTGCCGCTACTGCCGCATCATGTGCCGCTTGTTCTTCAGGTGTGTACTCAACTTGAGTGACTTCACCAGTTTGGACATTTACTACGATTCTGTGTGTCATTTTTTATCCTTCATACATGATGTTGATACTACCAGCGTCAAAGGTGTCTGTGCCGAGGACTGTGGTGATTCGTATTCGATCTAATGTGGCGGAAAGCGATTTAGCCCCAGAACAGTTAAATATACAAGCGGTGTCACTTCTAGCTAAAACACCGTTTGCACACCAAGTATTTGCTGTCGCATCAAGCAAAGTAATTTGAATAGCACCGTGGAAAACCACAGTAGAAGCCATGCCAGCACCAATACCAAAACCAGTAGTTTGTGAAATTGCTGTACAAGCACTTCCCGCAAAAACAGAAGAACCAGAACCTAAATAACCAGTGTTTTCAATACCGCCAGAATCACCCAGTTGTAACAATGGAATACTTGTTCCGTTTGTTGACACACCGCTAAAGTTCACCGTAATCCGCTTACACCAACTTGGGATGCCAGTAAAGTCAATGCTTGTACCTGATGTAGAGGCAACCGCAGTGCCAGAGGTAATCCCCAGCACCGCACCGTTGTTGATTGTTACGCTTGCTGAACCATCTATTGTGGTTGGCATGATTCATCCTTTGCTTTTTGTGCGGCTTCCCAGCACTCACGCAGTAAATCTTCGTATGAGCTGTAACCGCCTTCAAGAGTATCGAACCATTCTTCAAATGTCATGATCAACCCTCATATATGATATTTACGCTACCGGCATCGAAAGCATCCGTTCCATTTACGGTAGTGATACGAACACGGTCTAATGTTGCGGAAAGTTCTTTTGATCCAGCTACATAATGAATTTGAGAATTACTTAAATAAATAACACCGCTACCTACCCAAGTATTTCCAGTAATATTTGTAAAAATATAATGCCCAATAGCTTGATTGGTGGCACTAGCACCGCCTATTAAATATCCAGCGGTAGACGATGCTGTAGCTGCTGAAGTTGTAATAATAGCGCCAACGCCAGACTGGTAAGCTGTAGTTTCAATTCCGCCAGAATCTCCAATTTGCACAAGCAAATTACTCGTTCCATTTGTACTGACCACATTAAACATCACTGTGATTTTCTTCACCCAACTCGGCAAACCTGTGAAATCAATTGATGTCCCACTGGTAGACGCAACAGCAGTGCCTTGCGTAATTCTCTGCAACTGCGCCCGTGACGCATTGCTGTCAGTCCCAAAGAACTGTCCGTTGTATTCAATGTTGCCTGTGGCTGGTGTACCAATCAGCGTGTCAGAGGTTAAAACAAGTATTGACATGGTTAAACCTTTGGATATTTTGCTTTGATTAATTTCTTGTGACTCATGCGGCAATCTCCGTAACCATCATAATAGAACTCATCTGGCCGCCAAAGCTGGTGTCAGTGCCAAAAGAATTGATAACGCTTCCCCCGCCATTAACCCCAGCATACCAACTATAAGTTCTGGTGGTTGTTGAACCTGCTGTTTCCGTGCAAAACATACACACGCTACTTGTGGAATTTGCACCAGCTATGCTGATGTTGCTAGTAAGAGTCCCAATATGCAAAACGGACAATGGTGCATTAGTATTGTTTTTCCAAATTGCCGCTCCAGCTTGGTCTGCGGTATTGGTTGCTTCAGAAAGGACGGAGCAATACACTTCAATTTTAATTAAAGATGTTGCTGATATTGGGGTAAAAGACACTTCTAAATATTTACTGCCCGTTGTGGATGTTGGGGAACCCAAAGCACTTGTTGTATAGCTCCAAGCATTTGCGCCAGTCTGTCTACCAGTCACCTGATTTTGTTGAACTTGCAACACAGTTCCAGCTGTCTTGTTGGTAAGAATAGTTCCTGTCAATGCTGGAAGCGTCAGCGTATTTGTACCAGCAACAGCAGGGGCGGCAATGCTAATTTGACCCGACGTATCGCCGACCAATGTAATCGATGACATTATAAATTCTCCTTTGATTTGCAGTTATCAAAATGCCATCTTGGCATAGCCGTCAAACCGCCTACTTTGTTGCAATGTGGACATTGAATTTTTGGAAAATGCTTTCCTGTCATTGGGGGTTTCTTTCCCAAGTTACCAAGACGTATTTTTTGTCTTGTTTCTTCTGTAACTATACGGCCTTTCAATGATTCAGAACGTTTTTGTCTTTCTTCTTCCGACTGCACTCTTCCAGTAGTGGCTTTTCTTACCGCTTCAATTACATGAGCAGGCATGGGTATACCTTTATTCCAAGCAGTCTGACCCTTTTTGAATCGTGTTGACGCACCATGAATTATTAGGTTTTGCGTCACTTTTGCTTCAATCTCGGGCGTGTGTTTGAAGCCCTTTTTTGATGCACTGACTTTCGCTTTTATTTCATCAGACATAGGGCCAAATTTTTTGCCTAACGCTGACGGCGGTTTACCGCCACCGACCGAAATATTCCAACCAATATTTTTTAATGGCCTTAATTTGTTTTCAATGTCTAAGCAATAGTCATCTTCAGCAATCAATATGACCTTTTTGTTTAAATTGTCCCAACCATATTTTTTGATTGCGTTAAAAAAATGTGGATTTTCAGCTTTCCAGCTATGGCTATACCAACGTTTTTTGTAGTTATTGGACACGCCAATATACCCTTGACTGAACATATCAGTATGGCTTTCGTGTGCTATCCAATAAACAACTGAAGCCATATTTTTCCTTTTTTATCAGAGGACAACCCAGCGACTACCGCTGGAAACAGTTACTGATTGACCTGATGCAATAGTAATAGGCCCTGATGACATTCCTGAAGTACCTGATGCAATGGTGTAGCTTGTTGACACAGTTTGGCTGTTAACATAGATGCCATTTCCTGCATTCACAATTGAAGATTGAAACTCACCAGTGCTAGGCTTGTAAAGTAACTTGGTGTTGCCAGTGTAAATCGTAGTTGGTGTACCTGATGTTGCATTTGCAAACAATGGGTAGACATTGGTTGATGTGCTTGTGTCATTGCTGATACTTGCGCCAGCAGTACCATTGGATGCTGATGTAATCCGACCATAAGCATCAACAGTGATGTTTGCCGCTGTGTAACTTGCCGCTGTCACCCCACTGGTTTCCAATGCAACAGTGCCACTTGTCGTAATCGTTCCACCTGTCAAACCCGTACCAGCAGTGATAGATGTCACAGTGCCTGAATACTGGTCATTCGATGTGATAGTGAAATTAGGGTAAGTACCAGTAACAGAGGTAGTCCCTGCTCCTGTCAATGCAACCGTTTGATCTGGTGCTGAATTGGTGATTGTGAAGTTAGGGTAAGTACCACTCGTACTAATACCAGTACCAGCAGTCAATACAACTGTTTGGTCAGGGGCAGAGTTGGTGATTGTCACAGCACCAGTAGCGCCTGAGACTGAAATGCCTGTACCAGCAACCGCAGAAGTCACGCCTGAGTTGGCAATCGTGATAGAACCAGCACCTTCAGTAATGGTTATACCTGTGCCATCAGTCAGTGTGTTCTTTTCCCACAAGTCAGTTGTTTCGTTATAGATCAACACTTGACCATTGGTGGCATTCTGAGCAGACACATTGTGCAACTCATCCATCTCATAGCCGTTTTGAATCCTGACCTCAA